TGCTCATCCCTCCCCGCTTGTGGAAAACCCTGTGGATAACTCCAGTAACCCGGTCACAATGTGACCGCCATCATGTGGAAAACTCCCAAACCTGTGGAAAACCCTGTGGATAACTTTCTGGCTTGTGGATAACCCTGTGGAAAACTCAGGCAGCCTGTGGAAAACCCTGTGGAAAACCCGCAGGAACAAGACCAATATCACAGCATATAATAGAAGACATGACAACCCACACAAACACCACAATCACCATATACGAACCCAACTCCCCCACACCCATCACAGACGCCACAAACACAAACAACCCAACCCTCATACGCCAAGCACTCGCACACAAAATCGCCACCGTCATAGACGACCCAAGAACAGGCGACACAGCACTCACAAAACTCACCGCACAACTCATACAAATCACAGACCAACTCGCCACCACACAAAACGAAAACACACACACACCCACCACCGACATTCCAAACGAAACACAAACCTGGGACGGCATCTAATGAGCGAAAAACACCTCAGCGAAATCGCCGCCCACCTCATCCTCCCAGAAAACATCACACACACCGCCTGGCCGCCAGTCCAACGCCGCCTCCAAGAAATGCAATACCCCCTCGACCTATGGCAGCAAGACTGGCTCAAAGCAATCCTCGCCAAACGCGCCGACGGCCACTACGCCGCCAGTATCGATGGAATCCAAGCCAGCATCCCTCGTCAGGTCGGCAAAACATACACAATCGGCGGCCTCGCATTCGCACTCGCCGCCATCCACCCCAACTACTTCGTCCTCTGGACCGCGCACAGAACACGCACCGCAGACGAAACATTCAACGACATGAAAGGAATGGCACAAATCCCCAACATCGCCCCGTACGTTCAGAAAATACGGCGAGCGAACGGGCAGCAGACCATCCTCTTCAACAACGGATCACGAATCCTGTTCGGAGCCCGCGAAGGAGGATTCGGACGCGGATTCCACGGCGTAGACATGATCCTCTTCGACGAAGCCCAAATCCTCACCTCCGCCGCACTAGACGACATGATCCCCGCCACAAACACGGCCCCGGACCCGCTCATCATCAAAATCGGAACACCACCAAAACCAAAAGACCCATCCGAAGCATTCAGCGAATTCCGCTACCTCGCCTTGCGGGGGGAAATAAAAGACGGCTTCTACCTCGAACTATCCGCCGACTACGACGCTAACAGCAACGACAGGAAACAATGGAAAAAAGCAAACCCATCATACCCGCGCCGCACACCCGAATCCTCCATTCTAAGAATGCGCAGGCAACTCGGAGAAGAATCATTCCGCCGTGAAGGCCTCGGAATCTGGGACCGTGCCAACAACAGGCTCGCAATCGACCCCGTCGTATGGAACACCGCCACAATACGGCCAGAAAACACGCCATCTGGCATGCGATGGTGCGCCGCAATACGATTCGCACCCGACGGGTCAACATGCGCACTAGCCCGAGCAGGACACAAGCAGAATACTCCCACGCACGTCGAACTATGCACACACCAAGGCGTCCGCCGCATGAGCGAAGGAACCCAATGGATAATCGACTACATTGCGGACACCAAAGACAGATGGGCGCAAATCATCGTAGACGGAAAATACGGTGCCGGAGACACAATCGAAAGACTCCGAGCGATCGGGGTACGCCCCCAGGTTATTATCACGCCCACGATCACGCAAATCATAGACGCCTACAGCATGCTAGACGCCTCACTACGCGAAAACATGATCACACACCTAAGCGACATGCAACTGAGGACCGAGGCCGCGTCCGCGACGCCACGCCCAATCGGAACGTCCGGAGGATGGGCACTACAGGCACCCCCAGGCGCCACAGTAGCCGGCCTAGAAGCATGCACGCTCGCAATGTGGGCCGCACGCACAACAAAAAGACGCCCCCGTTACAAGCCTTATGATAAAATCGAAAACACCGGTAGTAGAAATGATCGTGGCGGCGGAGTACTGTTCCTATGACTGAAATTTATCCTGACGACGGGCGACTTGTCAATGCTACGCCGGCACCAACCCGCATTTCCGGACTCCCCGACGAGGACAAGGTAACATTCCTGCAACTGTGGCAGAAATGGCAGCAGCACTCGAACAAGAACAAGTTGCTCTCCGTCTACTATGACGGCCACCGCGCTTTCCAGGATTTGGGGATCAGTATTCCGCCGCAAATGACGCGCACCAAGGCGGCACTTGGGTGGCCTCAGAAAGTCGTCACCATGCTTGCCCGCCGGCACGTATTCGAGGGCTACTCCCTGAACGGGGCGCCGGACGCTTTCGAAGCAAACGAAATACTCTCCGCGAATAACTATGATCTTGATCTTGCGCAGGCGATCACTTCAGCGTACAAGCATTCTTTCTCGCTGCTCACAGTGACGAAGGGGGATGAAACCATTGGCGAGCCGCCTGTAGTTGTGCAGGCCCGTGACGCAGAATGGTCCGCCGCACTATGGGACACGCGCCGTCGCATAATCGAAGCCGCCCTCACAATTGATCGGACCGACAAATACGGGCAGCCGGCCGGCGCCATCATGCACACCCCCACCGCCATTTGGCGAATCGACGCTAAAGAGAACGGCGGCAGCTGGAAAGCTGAAAAGCTCGGAGACACACCCAACCGCATTTTTGTTGAAGCACTCTGCTACGACCCACAGCTGAACCGCCCTTTGGGGCACTCACGAATCACCCGCGAAGTAAGATATCTCACGGACGCGGCAGTGAGAACAATGGTCCGCACAGAAACGTCGGCAGAGTTCTTCTCCTCACCACAACGGTACGTGCTCGGTGCGGAAAGAGCAGATTTCGCCGGCCAAGACAGGTGGTCCGCAATCATGGCCCGCGTCCAAGTACTCGAGCCGAACGAAAACGGCGACATTCCATCGGTTGGACAATTCTCACAAATGACCATGAGCCCGCACCTGGAAATGTACCGTCAGCTGGCGCAGAATTTGTGCGCGGCCACAAACCTGCCTCAATCCGCCATCGGAATCTTCGCAGACAACCCTTCCTCGGCTGAGGCGATGCAGGCGTCCGAGGCGGCGCTCGCGGACGAAGCCGAATATCAGTGGCGCATTTTCACCGCACCATTGCGACGCACGCTGCAGAACATTATTATGGTCAGAGACAAACTCGACGAGCCGCCTGCCGAGTCGTGGAAGACCTCGGTGAAGTGGACGCCCGCTCGCTATTCCTCGCCCTCGTCCGCCGCTGACTTCGCGGTCAAAATGGTTAGTGCTTTCCCCTCGTTGCAGGAGTCGCAGACTCTCATGCGACGTGCTGGACTCACTGAGGATGATCTCGCAGATATCAACGCCGAAAATCGCAAAAAGAATGCGGTGTCGTTGCTTGATCGCGCTCTCGCCGCCACGAACAACGAGAATGTTGATGAGAATGGCGAAAGCGTCGAGAACGGTGACATGGTCAACGGTAATGGCGGCGACAATACTAATAATGCTACCAACAGCAATGGCAGTAACGGTAATGGTGGCAACTTGGGCATTAATAACTCGGTCAATACAAGAAACAAGGTTAAGCGCAACATTAAACTGCCTGGCGGCACCAAAACGCCGATAAACTAACACTACTATGCTGTCAACCGCAGAAATCGGGGCATACGGGCGAGCGATAGACTCGCTCGTTACTCTCGCCCAAAACGACTTACACACACTCTGGTCTCACGCCGCTAGACAGCGCCCCGACCGAGCGCGCGATCTTCTGCTCGAAATCATGCCCGCCCTCGTAGACCAATACGGCAGCGCGGCCGCCGCAATCGCCGACGAATGGTACCGCGACATGCGCCTAGACCAGAACATTCACGGTGATGCCCCCACGGTACAAACGTCGCTCACACCACAGGGTGAAATAGACGATAGTGTCAGATTCAGTGCGGGCGCACTATACGCCGGAACCCCCGATATTGCTTTATCGTATTTGACTGGGGCGCTTATCCGATACGTCAGTGACGGCGCCCGCTCGCAAATCGCAGACATGACATGGGCCGACCCGGAAGCCATGGGCTGGGAAAGACGAACACGCAACCCACAAGCCTGCAATTTCTGCGTCATGCTCACAATGAACGAATGCTACTACCGCAGCCAGGGAACCGCATCATTCGGGGCGCACGACAATTGCAAATGTGTCGCAGTCCCCGCATGGGACCCAACTTCCCGCGAAGTCCCCGCGAAAGCATACACGCTCGCAGCAAGACACAAAACCGACAAAGGCCGCAAACGCCACCGCGAGCTCGTCTCATCGTGGATAGACACGCACCAAGAGGAGCTCGCACAATGGCGCACCCGGCCAATTGAATGATTGTGCTACAATGCATAAACAAGGGACTATGAAGACGGCTGCAAAGCCCAAATATAGTTGCCTGAAATAATACAATAACCGCACGGTCAAAATATAGGAAACGCCCAATGAGCGATAACGCCGCAAGCGACACGCCAGCCGACAGCAGCGCCACTAACGACGACAATGCCCCCATGAACGGGGACAACGCTGCTAGTAAGCCTGAAATCGACTGGAAGAGCGAGTCCCGGAAGTGGGAGGGCCGCGCCAAAGAGAATAAGCGCGCCGCCACTGAGCGAGACGAGCTCGCCAAGGCAATCGGCGACAAAGACGCCACAATCGAAGCCCTAAAGGCAAAGGTGGCAGATTTCGAAACCGCTGCCAAAGTTCGGGAATGGTCCGCCAACGCGGCCGCAGAACACGGTATCAGCGCAGATTTGATCCGAGGAACCACCGAGGACGAAATCAACGCGCATGCCGCCGCAATCGCCAAGGCACTCCACGACGCCAAGCCGTCCGTCGCCCCCGTGGTACCCCAGGCTGGGGCCACGCCAGACAATGACGGCGGCAATCTCGCAGAATTCGCTCGGAACGTTTTCGCCGGCGACTAAAAAACGCCCACCGCAATTCCAGAGATAAAACACTAGAAAGAAACGGAAACCAACTAAAATGGCCGTGTTTGATTCAGGCAAGGCGAAGGTCCTCATGCCTCGGCAGATCGCCGACGGGATCATCACTCGCACCCAGACTCTTTCCACCGTCGCTAAGCTTAACGGTGGAATCCCCATGACTTTCGGCGACGTGGACATTATCACTTTCGATAATTTCCCGCGCGCCGAGTTCGTTGACGAGGGCGCCGAAAAGGCTCCGACTTATGGTGAGTTCGGTTACGTGACCGCTAAGCCCCACAAGGCGCAGGTCACGATGCGTTTCAACGAGGAGGTTCAGTGGGCCGACGAGGACTATCAGCTTGACGTCCTCAACCAGTTGGCGCAGAAGGGAAGTGAGGCACTCTCTCGCGCCCTCGACCTCGGCCTTTACCACCGTGTTAACCCGCTGACCGGCGCCGTTATTGATGCGTGGACCAACTACTTGACCTCCACCACCAAGAATGTCGAGGTCGGCACTACGGAGATGGACCAGGCGATCCGTCAGGCCGCCGGTCTGCTTATTAACGATAACGATAAGCCGATTACGCCGACCGGTCTCGCGCTTGCCCCGTCCGCCGTTTGGGCGCTCGGCAGCCTCCAGACCAAGAATGCCGACGGCACCCCTTCGGGCACGCCGCGTTACCCGCAGATCGGCCTTGGCGTCGACATTGACAACTTCATGGGCCTTCCGGCCGCCGCCGGAAACACCGTTGCGGGCAAGCCCGAGGCGACCGCCGCCACCAATGTTGAGGGTATTGTCGGCGACTTCGTCGACGGCATTCGGTGGGGAATTCAGCGGTCTCTGCCGCTCGAGATTATCCGTTTCGGTGACCCGGACGGCCAGGGCGACCTGAAGCGTCGCAACCAGATTGCTTTGCGTCTCGAGATTCTGTACGCCTGGTACGTTTTCCCCGACAAGTTCGCGACGATTAAGACCAAGGCTGGCGCCTGATAAAATCGCCGTAAAGAAAAAGAACACAACCCATCCAAACAAGTTTTTCCCAGGGGCGATTCGGAAATGCGAACCTACAAGCACCGAGACCACGACATTGTGATCCATCTCGCAGACGACCACAATGTGGCGCTCGGAGACGAATACACCGAAATTACTCCCGGGAATGATGACGACGGCGGGGCAGGCGAGCCTTCCTCCTCCTCCCCTCGTACTGCCCCGCCGTCACCCGCTCCCCGTCGGGGACGAGGCCGCCCTAGGAAGACCGCAAAGTGATTCCTGAGGATATTATTCCGTTCGCCACGGTCGAAGACCTGGAGGCGCGGTGGAGGGCACTCTCGGACAATGAGCGTATTCGCGCCGACGTACTCCTCGCCGACGCAACCGACCTTATCGTGTCGAAATGCCCCCGCTGGGAATCCGCCACGCCTCGCACACGCAAGCGTGTGGCGTGCGCTGTGGTGCGTCGTGCGATGCAGGGCGGTGATGTTATTGGCGGCGTTACGGACAGTGGCGGCGGAATCTATGCTGAGCCTCACGGGATTATCGCGTCAGAATCGCACACGACCGGCCCGTTTAGTGATCAGTTCACGTATCAGAATCCCGAGGGCGGCCTATTCCTGAAACGTGAGGAAAAAGACGCTCTCGGAGGCTCTGGCGGCGCGTTTGAGGTGGACCTCCTGCAGGATTATGATGTGCGATCCGCCACGGACCAGCTGATCGAGGACATTAATGCGATTAGCGGGCAGGAACCGTAATGCTTTCAGGGTATGTGCCTGTTACGCGGCGTAGGCGAGGCCCGGCGTCGAAAGACCAGTACGGTAACCCAGTGCCGGGGCAGTGGGAGAACGTTGCTCTGCCTCCCGCGGTGTTTGCGCCGGCTACGTCTACTGAGCCGATCAGTGCTGGGGCGATGCCAGTCACCGTGCCCGCCGCCCTTTATTGGCGGAATACCACAATCGACGTGACCGCGGAAGATCATCTTATTGTAGACGGCGTAGAATATCGTGTCGAGGGCCGCCCTTCACCCTACCCTAAGGGGATGGTTGTGCAGATTCGCGCCAACGAAGACAAGGTGAGCGAATAAATGCCGAAAGTCAAATTCCAGCTCAACAGGGACGGTGTCGCCGATCTTCTGCGCGGCCCTGATGTAGCCCGGACCGTAGCATTGGAGACGGGGCGTGTAGCCAATGCTGCCGGGCGCGGGTTCGAGGGTGAGACGACGCATGGAAATCGAACTCGCGGATACGTTAGGGCGCGCACCATTGCCGCAATGCGCAGACAGATGAGGGAGCACACGTTGGAGCGTGCGATCGGACTCACAATGGGTGGCGGGAAATGAGCCCAACATACGATCGTGCCCCCATGGTGCCGGACATAAAGAAACAGCTCATGGACTTTCTGTCCACGCACATGAGCGTGCCGATCGTGGCCCGCAGACCTGAAAGCCCGGATCGCCCAGCCGCGTTCATTCGAGTCCTCTCAACAGGCGGCACTGGTGTCACGCAGAAAGCTCTCTGCACCGCGTTGGAAACGATTGACTCTTATGCGCAGTCGTCGGGTGAGGCGATGAAAATTGCGTGCGAGGCCGTGAATGTGGCGCATACTATGCCGAACTATCAGGATGGTATAGTGATGGTACAATCATCCTATCCGATAGAAATGCCCGATCCGGACACGTCTCAGGCGAGGGCGACTGCAACATTAACAATTACAGCACACAGGTGAACAAATAATGGCTGTTAACGCTGACAACGCACTCATTTTCTCGTCCGACAATGACGCGCTCTGGCTGGGCGACTACGTTGAGAAGTTTGGTGAGAAGGTCACGTCACTTACCCAGGACCTCTCCGGTGTGACCGGTCTCACCAATGTTGGGTGGATTAGTGAGGACGGATTCAAGCTCACCTCCGATGACTCCGTCACCAAGATTAAGGGACACCAGGGCCACGGCGTCGTCAAGACATTCCTTGACTCTTCGGAGACGACTTTCAGTGCTACTCTCCTGGAGACCATGCTCGCCCCGCTCTCCTGGTATTTGGACGCTACCAGTGAGAAGGTTGAGGATGGTGGCGCTACCAAAGGCGTGAAGATCACCGCCAAGTCGTCCCGTAAGGTCAAGCTTCTCTGCGGTGTCGCTGACTTTTTCGACGTTTCCGGTGTGGGTGCGCAGATTCGTATTGTTTTCCCGCGTCTGGAGCTCGGTGAGCGCGGCGAGATCACTTTCCAGCAGGCCGAGATCACCGGCTACGAATACAACCTCTCCGTACTGGGCGACTACATCATCTACTCCGACCACAAGGCCCTGCTCCCCGCCTGACAGTAATTCTTCCCCGCTATTCCGTGTTTGGGATGGGTTGTCGCGGAATAGCGGGGAAGATCCAAAACAAACACAACCCACCCACTTTATAAAACAAATTTTTGAGGACAACCCATTATGTCTGACAAGACCACGAAGAGCAAGGCAAAGTCGGCTGGAGCTAAGACGCCGGCCGACAGGTTGGCCAAGGCTGAGGCTACGCGCGACCCCATCCACGTGGACTACAAGGGGATCGAATTCGACATTCCTCCGGAGGCGTTGGAAGACTTCCGCGCATTCGAGGCCCTCGACGCCGGCAATCCGTTCCCGCTTTTCCGCCTCATTGTAGGCGATCATAAGGATGAGGTCTACTCTGCTTTGGAGGACGAGAACGGTCGCGTTCCGATCGACGCGGTGACCGACTTTATGCAGTCAATCGTCTCCGAGGTGGGCGCGGGAAACTGACAATTCTCCCACCACTACTCCGCGAGTATGGGTGGGAGATAGAAGCCGACCTGCAACGATACTACAACACAGATCTCCTAGACCTATATCGAGGCAGAATAACCCCACGGCGGGTAATGGCACTCATTGGAGGGCTTCCGCCCGGTTCGACGTTCGATAGGGCGCGAGGCGGAGACAGATACTGGTCCGACGAAGTGGCCGCCACGGTAATGTCAGCACACAATATCCAGACCACGCTACTTGCTGTCAACGGCGTCAAGAAAGATAAATGGCCTGAAGCTCCGAAACCTCCTGCCGAAGGCTACCGGGAAACCGGTAACCCCAAGGTGTCAAGCAAGCACGCCAAAGCGCAGAAAGCCAAGGGTGAGAAATGGCTTGCACGATACGGCAGCTGAGCCGCGTTTCTATCGGATAGTGTAAAATGGTTCACGCCAAGACGAACATGGAAAATTGTTTGTTTGGCGTGAACCATTTTCGCTGTACTTGATTTCGGAGAGGTATCGATGGCCGGATATGATCTCGGGACCGCATGGATTCAGATCAGCCCGTCCGTGCGAGGCCTCGCCCGAAGTATCAATAGCGAAATTGGTAACGTTGACACTGGGCCGGCCGAGAGAAAGATCACGTCCGGCCTGGGTGGTGCGTTCAAGTCGGTAGCAAAGGTCGCTGGCGCTGCGCTCGGGGGACTCGCAATCGGCGGCATTGCAGTCGCGTTCGGCGGCGTCGCGAAAGAAGCGTTCAATGCTGCTGACGCCACGATCAAATTTAAGCAAACGCTTGCATTTGCCGGTAAAAGTGCGGACGAAATCAACGCGCTCACAAAAAGCACACGCTCATACGCAGACCGCACGATCTACGAGCTCGACGATATTCAGTCAATCACCGCACAGCTCGCATCCAACGGTGTAAAAGGCTACGATAAGCTCGCCGAGGCCGCCGGTAACCTGAACGCCGTTGCGGGCGGAAACGCGCAGACGTTCAAAACAGTCGGCCTCGTTATGACGCAGACCGCGGGCGCCGGAAAACTCACCACCGAAAACTGGAACCAGCTCTCCGACGCCATTCCTGGCGCGTCCGGTAAATTGCAGGAAGCCATGAAAAAGAATGGCGCCTACACTGGCAATTTCCGGGAAGCCATGGAAAAAGGTGAGATCACCGCCGAGGAATTCAATCAAGCAATCCTCGACCTCGGTATGGAGGACGTGGCCATTGAGGCTGCTACATCCACCAAAACCTTGGAGGGTGCTTGGGGGAATTTCAAAGCGACCCTTGTGACCGGGGCGCAGGAAATCGCCGAAAAAGCACTCCCATGGATCACCGCGTCCCTTGACGCCATGAGCAAAGGGTTTGAAAAAGTATTCAACTGGGTGAGTAATTCTTTCATCCCCAGTATTACGAATGCTTTCAACGTTATCCGCAAGGGTGATTTCACGGGCCCGATCTTCTCGTTCGAGGAAGACTCGAGTTTTGTTGATTTTCTTTTCCGTATGCGTGACGCTGCCGCCGCTGCCGGGCAATGGATTAATAAGACGCTCGTCCCGTCGTTGAAGAATCTTAAAGATTTGCTCATGTCCGGTGATTTCACGGGGACGATTTTCGGATTCGACAAAGACTCCGGAATTATCTCGTACATCACCAACGTGCGCAACAGTTTTGTTGAGCTCGGTAAGTTCATTGTCGGGACGCTCGTCCCTGGTATTGCTACTGCTCTCAGCACCATCGCAAACAGCACTCTTGTCCAATTCATGGAAAGTTTGACCGTCGCTATTCTCAATAGTAAAGTGGCGGTGTACAGTATCGCGGCTGCGTTTACGGCATGGAAGGCCGTTATGGTCATGTCTTCAATGCAGCAATGGTTGAATGACATGGAAGGCGTAGCCGGTGTTGCGGGGCGTGTCACGACGGCCATTAACGCAATGACCGTGGCGAAAATCAAAGACACAGTTGAAACCGCGCAGCTCAACCTCATGTACGCCGGCGAATTCCTGTCGAATATTGCGCGAGCGACGACACAGATCACTATGCAGGCGGTCGCTTGGGGTAGGGCCACGGCAATGATGGTCCTCCACAAAACTGCAACAATCGCCTCGACCGCGGCACAGTGGGCATTCAACGCGGCAATGGACGCTAACCCGATCGGCCTTGTTGTGATCGCTATCGCAGCATTGGTTGCGGCAATCATTGTGGCATGGCAGAACTCCGAAACATTCCGCAACGTCGTTATTTCCTGTTGGGAAGCAATCAAAACGGCCGCCGGGGCCGTGGCCGATTGGTTCGCCGCTAACGTGTGGCCTCTCATGCAAGTCGCCTGGGACGGGATTGTGGCAGGCGCCCAGTGGATGTGGGGCGTCATGGTGTCCGTCTGGCAGGGAATGCAACCCATTATTCAGGCGGTCATTGATTGGATCGTCGGCACCGCGTGGCCCGCACTTCAGGCGGCATGGGACGGAATTGTTGCCGGCGCCCAATGGGTGTGGAACGGCATCGTCGGCGTCTGGCAGGGAATGCAACCCGTCATTCAAGCCGTCGTCGATTGGATTGTAAATACCGCATGGCCCAACCTTCAGGCCGCCTGGGATGGTATTTCCGCGGGCGCAATGATCGTCTGGAATGGGATGGTCGCAGCCTGGCAAGGGATCAGCGACATAATCCGGCCCGTCGTTGATTGGATTGTCAACGTCGCTGCCCTGTATCTCACTACAGCATGGGATGCTATCAGCTGGGGCGTGAGTGCTCTTTGGTCCACGATTCAGTGGGCGTGGGACGCTATCTGGGCAGCAATCATGCCCGTCGCCACACAAATCTACAACGACATCTGGCCCATGGTAGTCGGTGCCTTTAACGCCATTAAAGACACCGCCAGTATGATGTGGGCCGATATTCAGATCGCATGGACCGCCATCCAAACCGCAATTCAGCCCGTCGCAGATTGGATTTACAACACGGTCTGGCCCTGGGTCGTGGGCGCGTTCAATGCGATTAAGGATACGGCCACTAACATGTGGGGCGATATTCAGGCCGCGTGGGCTGCAATTCAAGCTGCCATGCAACCAGTGGTCGAGTGGATCTACTACACGGCATGGCCCTGGGTAGTCGACACTTTCAACACAATCAAAGACACGGCATCCAATCTTTGGGGAACTATATCAGCAGCATGGAACGGCATCTGGGCCACTATTCAACCTGTCGTCGATTGGATTTACAATATTGCGTGGCCGTGGGTGGTGGGCGCATTCAACGCGATTAAAGACACGGCGTCTATCATGTGGGGCTCCCTATCGGCGACATGGAATGGTATTTGGGCTGTAATGCAGCCTGTGGTGAATTGGATTCAAACCTACGCCGCACCCGTTATTAGCGTGGCCTGGGAAATAATCTCTACGGGCGCGAAAATTCTGGGCGGAATCATCGCGTTCGTATTCGCGTCCATCATCGCCGCGGTTACCATGGGGGTCGCCGTAATTCAAGGCGCAGCCACCACGATCAGCGCCGCCTGGAACACCGTCGTTTCGTGGACCAGCTGGCTGAAAAACATGGTCGTCTCCGCGTGGAACATTTTGAAAGGCGAAATCCAAATCGTTAAAGATTGGATTGCTAACACGCTCGTCCCTGCAATCACAAGCGCCTGGGACAGGGTGGTGGCTGCTGCTAACACGATGAAAGATGGTGTTAGGACGGCGTGGGACAAAATCAAAGAAGCCGCCGCCAAGCCCGTCAACTTCGTTATCGGCACCGTCTACAACAATGGATTGCGGAAACTCGTAAACGGAATGATGGAGAAGCTCTCCCTCGATCTTCGTCTTCCCGAGGCTCCCACGATTGGCGGTTACGCGTCCGGTGGTGTCCTGCCCGGATACTCTCCAGGCCGCGACATTTACCATTTCGTATCACCCGACGGTGGCGGCCGGCTCGCGCTTTCCGGCGGCGAAGCAATCATGCGACCCGAATGGGTAAAGGCCATCGGCGGGCCTGCAATGGTGAATGCCATGAACCGCGCTGCTGCGCACGGAGACAGGATTCCCGGCGGCGATGCCGGCTATGCCGCATTCGCCCCGGGCGGTATTTGGGATCCCGTCAAATCAACGGTAGAAAAGGGCGCGTCCGCCGCGCTTAATTGGATCACCGGGGCGGCCGACGCGGTATCCTCGATCTTCTCCGACCCGATCGGAGCCGTTGAGACTGTCATCAAGGCTCCGGTTCACAAGCTTCTCGATTCATGGGGCGGCGACGGAGCAAAACCATTCTTCGACGCCGGAAAAGCAGGTGTGGATAAAACCATTGACGCGCTCGGTGACTGGATTAAAGATCACATGCCCGTGGTCAGCGGATTCGGTGGAGGAATCGGTGCTATTGGTGCCGCCGCCGGCGACCTCGTGAATACTGCGCGACGGGCTATCGGTACACCGTATGTTTGGGGAGGCGTCTCCCCGGGAGGCGGACTTGACTGTTCAGGTCTCGTCTATTGGGCGCTCAATGCGATGGGCATTCATGTGCCGCGTCTCACGGCGGCCGGATATCAAGCAATGTCATCCCCCGGCAACCCAATGGTTCCCGGAACGCTTCTCTTCTGGGGTTACCCGGCCCACCACGTTGCTATCGCCTCCGGTAACGGAATGATGGTCGAAGCGCCAACCTTCGGTATCCCGGTACGTGAGGTCCCGATCTACGGTGGCCCGTCTGCAGGGAATCTTCGCTACGACAATGGGGGATTCTTGCAGCCCGGACTCTCAACGATCGAGAATAAGACTGGCCGGCCGGAGCCCGTTTTCACGTCAGCCCAGTGGGAGAAAATGGATAAGCTGATCAGCCTCCTGGAGAATCGCGCGCTCGGCCCGGACGTGCTCGAAATTCGAGACGTGGACAATGATCTTGTCGGCCGCATGCAAGTAGAGGCAACGTCAGCCATAGTAGACTATGACCGAATGAACCGATGAAACCATTATGACGGAAAGCACGAAATAATGCCGATTACGGGATGGATTGCTACACACACAGGGCTGCCGTCAATAATGGCCACAGGCAAAGAACCCGTCTACGCGGGAGACCGTCTTTTCGCCGTGCCTGGGATGGCTCGCGACAAAAGACCTCTCACCGGTAGGGCGAAAATGATTCGCGAGCTCGAGGGCCCCAAGCTGACCGAGCCGGTGACAATGATCCTCTCAGACGCATACGCCGTGCCGGGCACCACAATAAAATACACTCAAGGCGACTCCTCAGTCACGCTGACTCGCCCCGAGGTGGAGTGGTGGCGCGGCATGGTGAGCGGCCTCAACGGACGCACCGTCCCGGGCCTCATCTGGGAGGAAGCCCAGGATAAAAGAGAATGGTCCTCCCCAATTTCGAGATATAACTCACTCATCGCCAGGTGGCCGATGCTAGAAGTAGCTCGCACCGGAGGAGGCCAATTCGTCCTAGACGACCCATCACACGTTAACAATGTTTGGGAAATTCTGCAGAAGCGCGAACCTCTCATTCTTACGCCCGGCGCCCCCGCCGACGTTCTCCCATCACGATTCATCACCGTAGACAAAGTCGACAGCGCAAGAATCACAGGCGACGGTATTATTCGGTGGAACGTGAAATGGCACGAGCTCCCCGAAGACTCGCCGATGCTTGTTGGTCCTCACGCCGGCTGGGGGGCCGCGCCCTGCGTCACCTGGGGCGAATGGCGCGAGGCAGACAAGGTATGGAAATCGCGAACATATATTGAGATTTGCAAAATGATTGCGGGAATGCCATGAGAAACGGCCCCACGTTGGCCGCCCTTTCAGACGGCCTCAGCATCGGCGCAAGAATCGATATCATTCGAGGCGGCGAAGTTCTCAAAACTGGGATCCCCGCCTCCGAAGTGAAAATCGAATGGTCTTCAACGAATCGCCAGGTTCCGGGCGCATTGTCTTATTCTTGCCCAATGTCTTGGACTCCGGAATGGCCATTGGATGCGCTCAATAATTTCGGGCAGCGGTCCATGGTGACCGCGCTTTACGAGAATCGTCGCGGCGACTACTGGGAAATTCCTCTCGGCGAATTCGTCAACGTGGAATGGTCCGTGTCGAAAGAAAAAGTGAATGTTTCCTGTAAAGATTTGACGCAGATTCTTGCCGATAACCCGCGGCCGTGGCCGTCCTCCCCCGCCGCTGGCGCCACCCTGCTCTCCGAAGCCAACGAACTTGCAGAATATGTGCGAGTAAAACTGGAAGACGACGTTTGGGACGCGCCCATCCCGCGCACCACACAGTGGGGAAACTCTCGAATCGAATCAATCTATAAACTCGTAGAGTCCCGGGGCTGTGGTATTCGTAGTGGCGCCGATGGAATGCTGCACATTTTCAAGCTCCGTGACAAAACGGCGCCTGACGAGATTTACACGTACGAGTCGGGTTTTCTTTTGGAGGCTCCGCGCGCTCCGAGGTCGGGCGGTCGTCGTCCGAATCGTTGGTACGTCACTGGCAGTAAGCAGCAGAAAGCCCAGGGCGAGGAAGAGGAGCGTTGGACTGCGGAACGCGAAATCACTGACCCTCCATATGAACCAAGCGGTTATGGTTGGGTCACGTCGCATAAAGAATTCAGTGCCGCCAGCTCGGCGAGAGAGGTGTCCGAGGCCGCAGACACGTACATGATTCAGGACATTTCCTCCCGCTCTTCTCGTTCTTTGACAATTATTCCGGACGCTCGCATTGAGGTTGGGGATATTGTTGGTGCGATTACTGAGCAGGGTGAGCATATTGCGGGTCGTGTCTCAGCTTATAGTCTTCCGTTGTCTAATCCGTCCGCTACAATGAGAGTGGACATAGAAGTATTGGGAGAATAAACAGGGCATCATGGTCAGACCGTCACTATTGCTTGACACGGCGCCGCGAAACGGTGGCGGGCGTAACAATAACAATGTTATTGTTCAGCAATCCTCAGTATCATGGACGTACGGGAAAATCACCGGCACGTCCGCAACCGATTCCACGCTCCCGTCCGGCTGGGTAGAGGTAGGGATTCCCTACAGTAACCCGACGTCGCATGCGGTTGGTGAATCCGATGGTATTGCCACGTGGATAGGTGCTCGCGTACTGGTCATCATTGACTCGTCCGGGCGTGTAGTCAAGATTAGTGATCCTATTGCTGAGCCGCCTTCCGGCGCCAAGGTTGAGAATCTCGGGCACACTGGCAAAATGCTCAGCCAGGCCGCGAAGGATGCCGAACGCGCTTTCAAAGAAGCCGACGCGATTCGAGACCGGGCCAACAAGGCCGAGGGTGCCGCGAATAAGGCGGCGAAGGATGCGGAAAAAGCTGTCCAGATTGCGGAAGCTAACCGTCCGCCCGTAGTATCCCAGACCGCACCCGAGAATCCCGTCACAGGACTGATTTGGTATGTCATCGACAATGCGGGGCACATTACTGACGTGCGTATTTGGGATGGCACACAGTGGGTGACCAGGACAATGGTTGCCGGCAGCATTCTCGTCCCCTCGTCCGTAGGAAACGTCTCGCTCGCCGACGGTTCTGTGTCGGCCCGTAACATTTACGCGTCCGGGGAACTCTGGGCAAAGATCGCGGCGTTCGCGTCCGTCACCACGGAAATGTTGACCGCAGGAAACGCCACATTCAACGCGGCAAAAGTTACCGGCGACCTCATCGGTAACAGGCTTATCGGTGGGGAACTTTCGCTCGTTGATACTGAGCCGACGTCAGGCGAGAAAAACATTCGATTCGGGCTTGGCAGCGAGTACGGGTTCTGGGAGTCTATCTGGTCCCCCAAAATCGCGACCGTAGATGAACTCGAGGGCGGCACGCGATTCGTTCTGACGGACAGGGACCGCCCTAATCGCAACGACGGTGCGCAGATGGCAATCTACGACATTGCTGTTGCGAAACCAAAAACATACGGTATTGCCGGTGAGGGCGTAGGCAAGATTGAGGGGTATATTCTTTTCACCCCGTCGTGGAACGGCCGCGCGATTCTCACAATCAACATCGGCAAGAACAGAATCATTTCTGTCGACGAGCAGGCGACGGCCGGGCAGAAGATAAGATTCGATTTCACGCTCCCCGACGGCGCGTGGATCCAAGACACGGACACGCCGTTCTACATTAGTGCCCGCACGAACGACGTTTTCACTCCGGGAATGACGCTCGGAATCATTTATTCCATGTACGTGTCATGGAAAATGAGCCGCTCCTCAGGCCTGCATATTTTCCGCGACGACGAGGGCGTGGCGAAAATACAGATCACCGACCGCCAGGGCGGCGAGCTTATCATGGATACGAATGGCGTGTCCTATGACCCGCCAGGATCGCCCGCGCCTCACTCGTCGTCTTGGCGTACTTTCACGGAGCCTCCTTTCGCCCACATGGCAACAAACAACGCGCACCTGTGGACTAAAAAAGACGACTGGACTGAGGTCCCGGTCGGTTCGCAGGAAAAGATCGTTCGCGGCGGAATGCAGGTAGATGGGGTAGAGATCATTATTCCGCAGAGTGGTCTTTACCGTCTAGACGGTACAACATGGTACAGGTCATCATGGGCGGGATATGTTGGCGGCACAAGGGTTGCTCGCCCCAATGATGTTGAGCGCGGCGTTTACATGTATGCCGCGTTGAACCACGGTTTGTGGACCGCGCTACAGGTGACCGGTGTCAGGCGTCTGAACGTCGGGGACCGGATCGCGCTTTATACGTATCAGAATATTGACGAGGGTACAATTATGGATTGGGGCGAGATGACGATTAGCTGGCTCACCTACTGAAGATTGTGCAACAATATTTTTAGGAGAAAACAATATGCCTAACATTAGGTGGACCGGCGGTATCGTCCCCACAGTAGACGATAATCTCATTGAGGCATGGGATGCGTATGATGATTCCGCCGGCCGGGTCATGCCGGCGGCGTCCGTAGCGGCAGCGCGGGTTATGTTGGCGGCCGCACCGTCCGGGGCGGTCTCGAAAGCGCGTCCCGCCGTTTTCATTATTGACGACATTCTGTACACTGCCGACGGGTCCAAGGCCGGCGACGGGTCATTCAACATTAACCCGGCCAACAGCTTTAGCGGTGTGCTTTACAGGCACCGCGACAATACGAACGGGCGCGGGCGCCCGACCTCGGATCACGCCACTTACACGTGGGGCGACGGCATTGTTACTTTGCCGATTAAGAGTCTCATGGAGTTCTCGCTTGACGTGTGCGTGAGTATCGCGCACGAGGACTATCGTTCCGAGGAAGAGAAAGACAAGGCGGTCGGCTCGTATTTCTTCGGTTTCAAGCTCGACAACAGGGGCATTTGGCAGACCGAGATTCAGTACAATCGTACGTTTATGACCCACCATATGCAGTGGCGCCTTTCCGTAGAGGCCGGCTCGCACAGGGTTGCTTACACTACGGCGGGCAGCTATGGTGCCGACCCATACTGGCATTATGACGGTGGCGTGTTTCCGGGGACTGTGTTTACGGTGGCTACTCTTGGTGCGACCCGCGTTGACCTGTAATCGATAAATATGGTTCACTATTAGAAATAGGTGATAATAATATGACTAAGGTCATAGCCACGGTTGTAAACGCGGCCGGCAAGACAGTCAACGCAACAATGAGCGTCCGCCCCGAAACCGTGTACACGTCTGACAACATTACGACAGTCCCCGCCCCCGTGCGCGGCGATGCCGACGACAAGGGCAGGATCGAGGTCGAGGTGGACGCCAGCCACGGCGGCAGGTGGGCAATTGTTTTGAATGTCGCCGGCGTTTGGGCGCGTGAAGTTCGCGGCGCGGAGCTGCCGCCCTCAGGCGACGTGCAGGTGACCTCATTGTCGGCATGGAATGGGGGCACCACCCCCGATCCCGGCAATCCCGGCGGCGGCGGCCAGGGCAATGCTGGCAAGATCACCGTCAGCGATGATGGTCTGACCTGGACTTACGGAGAGTGAGAAAACACAATGGCAAACATTACTGGGTACACCAAGGCTGGCGTCGACAAGCTGGTCGCCCCGCTATTCTCATCAATCTCGCCTTTCACGGTCGGAGAACACTACTACTCCCCCGTCACGTACTTCTGGCCCGATTTCTACAATGAGGGCCAGGCCGGAAAGGTCTCGAAGTGGGCCAAGACGCTGGCTTACGGGAATGCTCTCGGCTACGTGATCATGAACCGTTCTACTGGCGATTGGTCCGCCAAAGACAATGACTTTCTTACGCAGGCGCAGCGCGCCCAGGCGGCCGGGGCAAAGAGAGTCCTCTGGTATATTCCTACCCGTTACGGTGTCGCGTCGCTCGCTAATGATGATGCTGCTCGGAATGGTGTGCCGGATCCGGACAAGTTCACGCGCGAATACATTATGCAGCTGTGCGCCAACCTGCGCTCCCAGTACGGTGATCTTTTCCAGGGCGTATTCTTGGACGAGGTAATCAACGGTTGGGGTGCGCAGTCCGGCCGGGTCGGATGGTACGGCGACCTCATCGGCGAAATTCGACGCACCTACGGCAAGAATTTCACAATCGCCATCAACCCTGGCAGCAATATTACTGAGGCCGTGTGCGCGCTCGATTTTGACGTGTGCATGAGCTTCGAGAACACTGCCGCCAAGTATTTGACGGACGACCCTAATAACCCGATTGCGAATGATGTGATGCGTGCGCAGCCTTCCACCAAGTGGTGGCACGTCATTCACGGTGTTACGAAAGAGAATTTCCGGCAGGTAATCGATCGTGCCGCGTCATTCGGTGTCTCACATTTGTATGTGACTGACGGTGAGCTGGTGCAGGGTGAGGGCGGCCAGTGGGTGCCTGAGAAGAATCCTTATCAGAATCCTCCGTCGGATTGGATTATGGAGCGCGTGATCGCTTGGCATGGCGGCTACCTCGGCCTGGCTGAGCGTGTTGCCGCGTTGGAGGCCAAGGCGGCCCCAACGCCGCAGCCGGGCGCCTGAGTGTTTCACGTGAAACATTCCCCCTCACCACGATTTCTGCGGTGAGGGGGAATGTTTTTCATGCCCGCCACGAGAGACTATAGTCCCAGGCGCTGGTAGTCTCCTCCGTGCTCGCGAGCAATATCATCCAATACGCCCATGAGGTCTGAACGCGCATCATCCTGAATAGTGATCGATGGAGAATTCAGGATTGAGTGAATCGTGTTATTGATCTCCCGGAACTGACGGGCCGAAGTCGCGCCACACTCTACTGTAGTCCATCGCTGCGCTAGACGGCGCGCAAGATCGCATGTGCTCTCGCCGCTTGTCTCATGGTAAACGCCCACGACACTCAGTGGCCACCCCCAGATAACCCATTTACTGACAGCGCCGCCGTCGACGTTTTCTACAGTGACGTCAATCCCAACGCCCTTATAGTGATTGTGCCACTCCAGGCGAGCGGCCATGTGTGCTTCGTCAATGTCGTACACGTCGGGCTTCGGAAGCCACAGCTGTGCGAGGCTGATCTCGTGTTCAATCTCCAGCATTGGGTTATTCGCTGTCATGAGACGCTCCGCAAAAGTAGGTTGCAGCGCATTGCAGAATGCTCCGGGCTACAGGATTCCTCGTGAGTCCATCCTGCTGAGACGCCGCGTCTCGTCGTCACCGTAACGCCGTTATCGGTGATCTCGATCTTCCCCGACGATGAGTCAATGACGGTAACCCCAGTGCGGTCGGAAATGCGAGGCGATGTGATCGTGTCCTGCAATTCCCTAGCAATAGTCAGTGCGATTTCCTGGCGGTCAATCTTACTCATTATTCCACCTCCATGGCAGGCGGTGTGACACCGGTCTGCCCCTGATAATGCGAACCCAGGCCGTTGGTGCCGTACGGCATGCTGGCGGGCCTGTCCAGGTCCTCGAAAGCAATCTGCGCAATCCTATCCCCCGGAAAGAGTAGGGCAGGCTTACTGGAGTGCAGGTTGGCGATCTCCAGAGTCACGTTTCCCTGGAATCCCGGATCAATGTATCCCGCGGACACGTGAACAAGAATTCCGCGACGCGCCCACGACGACTTGCCTTCCACCCTGGCCACTAGATCGACAGGCACGCTGACTTTCTCCTGAGTGGACGCGAGAATAAACTCACCCGGCAACAGCTCGTAACCATTCTCGCCGATGGTGATGTTTTCGTCACCGTGACGGTAGGCGATAATGTTCTCGTCTAGTCGCACTTCCACTGACGCCGGCTGAATGGACAACGGTTTGCGCCAGTCGGTAATGAGTTCACCCCAATCGATTCTGCGTCGGAGAGTGAAATCACTCAGTGTAGCCATCCTGGCAGCTCCCGTCCCAGTTTTCCTCGATCACGTGGACCGTGTAACCTTTATCACGTAGAATTGTTTTGGCTTCAAGGGCAAGGTCAAGCTTTTCTCCCGGGACGATTCCCACCGTGTCTTTACCGCGCTCCGACAGTACGATCGCGCAGACGTACGCACCATCGTCCGATGAGTCGCTGTAAGTGAGTACGTACCCGCCTATCTCATCCGAATATGTGCACCTAGTAAAAGTAATCTTCCCTTCCTGCCATGAACGCAAAGCAAGCGTTACTCCCTGCACATGCTGCACGATACGCATAAGCTCACGGATCGCAGCAGGCGGATCGATAGCATAACCTCTGATGGCGAAGTTGCAGTCGGTTGCATGCATGAACGCAGTCGCTCCCCACAGTTCACCACATTTCACCAAATCAACGAAAGCAATGTTGACAATATTCTCCATAACACTCATGCTTCCGGAATATAGTTGTTGAGACTATCGTGTGAAATGGCGGACGTGAACTCTGTGAACCGGTCTCGAACCTCCCTGGCGCGATCCTCCGGGGTGAGCTGTCTATCGATAGTGTCCCAGTAGACGTTTCGCAGAATTGCGATTACCGTCTGGCCTCCTTGCTCGTTGACGAGTTCACGAAGATACCACGCCGCCTTTCCCATGTCAACATTCTCGTCAGCACCATCCTTGTGACCGGCCCTGAAAATATACTTCAGGGCACTGCCAGTCAGGTAGTCTTTGTCGCGAATGAAAGTGATGGGCTCAGGGTCAAGGGTCGCATAGTGTGACGGGCGAGACACGATATTCTCGTGTACATCATTCTCAGTAAGCTCATCACCCTTATACGTAATACAGAGAACATTATCGCGGAGAGTCAACTCATAGAGCGACTCGTCGAAAGTAAAAAATCCTTCCTCGCCTTCCTCGCCCTCATACCAAATGCACCATTCGCCAGTGAAATACCTACTCGTCCTCTTGATGGGCACTTCATAATCGTCGGAGACATGGAGGCGAATTGGTTTGCCCGCGAATTTCACCTCATAGTCGACATAAGCCCAATGAGGGCCGATTTGCCGCCAATACCAGCCATCGCGCTTATGCTCCAAAGAGACGCGACGACGACTCCAGCATGCTACTCGCCGTTTATTAGCACAATTGCGGACATGTGCCTCCCAGAACCCCTCATGCAGCACTACCTTCGAAACATACTCATATGTGCCATCCGGGTAGTAAATCTTCTCGCATTCATCACCTACGGATGACACAATATAATCTCCTCTCTCTGTTTGGGTAATCGAATAATCGCTGTACTTGAAATAGTGTCTACGCTCTACGCCAGCATGAATAGAATCGAAACCAATCCCTTTGTCGTCGCCGGTTCGTGCTACGACTCTCTCTCTGCTACCGTCCGGCAAGTACAGCCAAACCGTTTTCAAAAACACCATGTCCATAACCGTTTCTCACTATTTCAGTTACCGAGAGTGCCGACCGTGGCGAAGTAAGCGAAGAATACTTGGAGCCACCAAAAAGCACGCCACGCCAGAGACAGTCCAATAACCCCAACGATGAGGGCTACTGCACCCATTGCCATACCTTCGCCAGTGGACCGCGGTTTGCGGAGCCATGCCACGAAGCGATTCGTGGGGCGCGGCGGCGTCATCACACTGAGCGGCACAGGCAGTGCGGGGGGTGCCGGTGCGGGCCGAGGCGGAGGCGGCGGTGCGGGCGCGTTAGTCGCCGGAGGCGGAGGCGCGGGGGTAGGCGCCGACGGGGCACTTGAAAAAGTAGACATAATAGTTTTCTCACTTTCCGTTCAATTCTGCCATGAGACGGTTAGTCCAACCGTCACTGTAGTTGAAGTTTGTGCGCTTAGAGTGGCGCGTGCTCTTGATTCTCTTCGCCCGATTCCTCTTGTGCTCCTGAAACTCGATCGTCTTGCGACGAACTTCATCCTCACGTCCGTCCATACGCCGGATTGCCGGGTATTTCATGATTTGACCCACTCGATCTGATCACCGAGAATCCCACGCAGATCATTGATCAAGTTGCGCGCGTTCCCGAATTCCTCCTCGCTGATATCGAAAACTCGATAGACGTTCCCTTCAGTGCAGACCACGAGGAAGGAATCGTTGGCGCATTCGGGAATGAAAACATTGCGAACGTTCCCGATGAGAGCGGGCCGCTGAACAGGAATGGCCTGTACTAGGTCAGCCCCAGTGAGAATTGCGACAGCGGTCACTCGCTCAACAGGGATGCCCCGAAATTCGTTCTCGCCTTTCTCGTACCCCTTTGCAGGGAAATGAATTTTGGTGCCCTTCAGGTTAGTGAATACTGCTCCTCCAGTGGTCTTGCATGATCCGTATCCGGTGCGACGGCGTGCCATAGTAATCCTCTTCTCAAAATATGTGTGTGATGGCGATGGGTGGTGGTGGCCCGTCGTGGCTGACGGGCCACCACCGTTATGTGTGTGTCAGTGCTCCAGCCACCAATCGGCCAGGTAGACGATGGTCTCGTCGGTCAGTGCGGAGAGTCCGTCGTGGACGATGGTGAATCCGTCGGCATCGTACTGCCAGAGCCCCCAGGAGACGATGTCGTCGCATACGTGGAGTCCGAGCGCCTGCCCACCGTCGGCGGTGCTTCGCTTGAGGCCGATGGTCTTGCCGGTCTCGTCTACCCAGTAGTCCGTGTCACCCCAAGCGTCGGCGGCAGTGCCGACGGCGTAGGCGATGTCGGTGTCGGTGGTGATGCTCTCAACGGTGGTGGTCATTGGCTTGTCCTCTCTACCCCTGGCTGGGTGGCTTGTCCTCCCTGCCGATGTCTTAATCATGCTCCCCTGTGCGCCGTGGGTCAACCCACATGAGCGGTGACCTATTCCACAAAACTCAGTGTGTAGTGTGTGTTGACAACACCGAGTGTATGTGGTATACGCGCGCGCACGTACCTATATATGCCACGGACACACCCAGGCGCTCATGATAAAATTAAAGCCACCGAAAACCTTTACGAAAGGCGGTGCAAAATTGGCAGATTCCGTCACAGAATATGCTGCGTCGGAAATGAAATATTGGTGCACCACAGGCGACTACGGGGGCACCGGATATGCCCAGGATAACAGGTGGACCTGCTACTGGAATTCCAATGATGCCGGCTGGAAAACGGGCCCCGGTGACATGGATTGCAGTAGCGGCGTAGCGGGCGCCTACAATATTGCATTCCACAATGTCTGGGGAACTGGCTGGGACGATCCGATCATGTTCCCGCGAACCGGCGAAACACGGACCGAAACCCTGAATTCCTTGGCCGCGAATCGCGGTTTCATGGATATTGGGGACACTTGGTACGGGTCCACGCCGTCGGGAGGATTCCATGTCGGCGACATGGTCCTGAAAACTACCGGAGACGGTGGACATGTCGCAATGTGCGTGCGCGAAAACGATGGTTCATTCAACGCGGGCGACCCGCTCCTCGCTGAGGCGTGGATCAATGAGAATGGTGAAATCGCGGAAGGGCAGATGGGGGACCAGACCGGCTACGAAACACACGTAGTCCGGTACAGTAGTCACCCGATGACTGTCGCGGCCTCGTGGTCCACATGCATCCGTTTCGGAAAGCGGACCGACGCCGATAACGGGCACGAGTCCGCCGGCTCATACCGCCTTTCTTCAATTCAGGAGGCCGTTCTCAGGGCCGCCGATGCGGAGAATTGCCCGTGGTGGGCCGCCCTGGCGTGCTTGTGGATGGAGACCGGCGAGCGCGGCGCTAACATTTATGGGCACGACGCCGGTGGCGCCGGCCCGCACGGTGAGGAAGTAACCGAAGAGAATTTCCGCGAGTTCCTTGCGGCGATTCGAGACGGTGAAAACTCGAACGGCGTGGGTCCGTTGCAGATCACGTATCCGGGTTATTTCTTTGATGACCCGGATCGTGAATGGTGGATGCCGGAGAAGTCGGCTGAGGTCGGCTGCCGTATTCTTCGCGATCTTATCAACGCTGAGGGCGATTCTTATGAGGCCTTGAAGCGCGTTGGGTCGCGGTATAATTCAGGAAACCCGTATGACGCGTACGAGTCTTATGGGATTCTTTTCAGTAATCGTTGCAAGTCTTGGTATGATTATGGTCGCCCTTCCGGGGGTGCCGGAGAGGATTTTTGGGATATGAGTGAGGGTGTTGATCTGCTCAGGGAGATTCGCGATCTTTTCCGTAGTGGAAAGGCGGGCGATCATTTCGCGGGCGACATGAATTGGTACGCCAAGGCGACCTATGAGGAGGTTAAGTCTATTCACGCTTCTGTGGATCAGATTCTGCATTCTGTGACTCCGGGTCAGGAGAACGTGCGTGAGGCGGGTGCGATTTATGGTGCTGTGAACGAGATTCGTAAGGCTGTGTCGACGCCGTCGTCTTTGCAGGCGCATGATGGTGCTGCGGAGTCTCCCGTTCCTGAGTCTCCTGCTCCGGCGGAGAATTCCTGACGCGACATATTGGTGTTTCATTGTGGCATATTCGGTTAGCGTTATGCTGAGCATCGTGTCATGATGGAGGCAACGTGCGAGGGGCTTCACTCTCTTCCCCTCTCGTAGCCCCAGGTGCCGTAGGGGTAGTCGCGATCCCCGGGAACAGTCGGTGAGTGATTGTTTCCGGGGATCGCGTTTTATGTGTGTGCTATACTTTCCTGTGTACCGCTTATCAGGTTAATACACAAATATTTTCCTACGCGTTCCGACGGTGCAATAAGAGAATACTATCGCCCTCACGTCTTCCTGCATTCTTCCCCTGGCTACTCTAGGAGTCAACGTGAGGGCGATAGTATACAATCCATCCAATGAAAGTGAAAATTAGGGTGACTAAGTCGCTTTATGTTGCTACCATTTTTGCGGCCGTCATGGTGACAGCAAACACAGCGCTCATGGTGTATGAAGATTTCACCAACGGCACTATGAATGTGACTCGCGATTCTTTGTGGTGTGTTGGTGCGATCATTCTTTGGGCCGGCGCACGCACTGTACGGTTCATGCGGACTGTCGGCTATCATCCCGGCTTCCATAGAAAGTAACTAAAACATAACATTCCCCGCCTAGCAATCATCGTTGCTAGGCGGGAATGTTATATAATGACTGTTGCAGCCCTGCTAGAATAATACGATAAAGAGGACATTGGATATACGATGCTCAATTTCCTGAACGATGTTCTCTCCGACGCCACTCTAGTAGCTTTGGCCGCCCTTACCGGCACAATATTCTCGAACGTAACGCAACGCAAAAACGCGAGAGACCAGGAGCAGATCTCAATCCTGGACATTACTGTTCGGTCTCTTTCCGAGAGGGTGACTGCCTTGGAGGCCAGTCTTGCGGCCGCCGAAAGAGCGGCAGACCTGGCAGAAGACGGTCGCAGACGTGCGGAAGTGAAATGGTGGGAGGCCGTCTCTTTCGCGCACACTGTTCTCGATTGGGGCAGGTCCCTGAAAATTCTGATACCATCTGATAAAGAGGACTCAATCCCTACCGAGCCTCAAATTCCGGATTCCATGAGGTGATTCATAAAAATGTTTACTCCTGAGGTCCGCAAGGCCCTTTACGCCCTGCTCACCGCCGTTCTCGGTGTTTTCGCTGCTTTCAATGTTATTTCCGCGGACCAGGCGTCCCAGTACGCTGACGCCGTCACCCAGATTGTCGGTGCTCTGACGCTGGCGCTGGCTACGTATCACACTCACCCCGGTGCGGCCGCTGGCCGTCACGCCGCCGGCGAGGCTGAGGCCGCCAACGAGGACAAGGTCGCCTGACCTACGACATTCATAGAACATTACTGCCCCCTACCGGATAGTCGGTGGGGGGCAGTAATGTTTCACGTGAAACACAGAGCGCGTGTTTCACGTGAAACATTCACCGTCGCTCCACGTCGTCTCCGACGATGCGAGCGATCACGGCCTCGTCGTGGCGTTTAGTGACTGCCCACAGGAAAAGATGACGTCCCGCATCGCGCGCGTCGTCCGCATCCGGCTGCCCCACGGTGGCCCCGGTAGGCCAAAAATTGAGAGACTTCAAAACGTGGTCGGGCATCGTAGTTTTTGCCATTGCGGGCGTCTGCCAGACGATATCCCCGATCTCCCATTCCAGCACGGCGTTGATTTTCACTGGGGTGAGGTCTGCGAGAAAATTATTGCCCGGTCGAAGATCGAACTGTTCGCACACGACAACGTCTGGGACGAATTCGTTTCGTGCGGCCAGAATGTCGTAGACGCTAGCCGTCCAATGCTCATACTTGAACTGTTGAACATGAATGATTGAGAATTCGTGATCGTCGTGGAAGTCTCCGACGACGATTCCTGTTGACTTGCCAGGATCGACCGCCATCACCCGCCGCATCATATCTTTTCCTCCTTTCTCTTGTTTCGCAGGCTTCGCCTCGACTTGTTCACGGTAGCAATATTTTTCACCGTGTCCGAACGCACTCCGTCCACCTTGAGCCACAGCGTGTCCGGAGTCATCGGCTTGCCTCGACCTTTCTTCAGAGTCCACGGCGTATCCGGGTCGTCCGGGAAGGGCAGATTCTTATAGCACCATATTGCGCAATCCTGTGGAGAATCGAAATGGAAGTCTTCCTTCGGAATGTACCGTTTCAGGTCATAAATGCGTCGCATGAGTGAAGGGGTAAGCCATTTCGGTAGTTCCTTGTACATGCGAAGCGATGAGCTACTGCACGGGCAATTCACAGGTTCGCCGCCGCTGAAACGCGAGACACGAATCCACTTCTCTTCCCCGCAATTCACGCAACGCATATGAAAATACTTATGGTGATCGCTCATGAACCTGTACTCGGGGGACGTGACTTCCCACTGTCGGAAGCGGCGTCCCACCATTTCCGGCTCGACACCGGTCAAGTTTTTGTTCACTGGCTTGACCGGGTGAAGGATACGGCGGTTGCGGCCTTTCTTTCTTGTCTTGGTGCGTATGATAGAGATTTCACCGGGGCGAAATACTCCGTTCTCGGTTGCGAACTCCCATTCAAACACGACCGATGGGTTGAATTCGTTATAGCACCATTCAATAGCTGACATCATGCCGTCGAACTCGAAATTATCTACACCATTCTCCTCGCGCCACGCCCAAATATTGAGACGAATGTCATTGTAGGAACGGCTCGGCATGAGCGTCTCGTTCGCTTTGCGATGGTAGCGCAAATACGGCATATCCGGCGTATGATCCAATGCTACGTCAAGATTGCATTGGGCGATCGGCTTGGTAATGTCAGGGCGCACGAAACGCCATTTTTTGTCCTCGGGAACCTCCAAATAGGTGAAGCACCATTCCAGGGCAGCATCCACGGAAGGGAAAAGGAATTCCCCACTGGGGACACTTGTTTGAAGCCGCTCCAGCCTGTTAGCGGCTAGCCTGTACAGCTTGTATGATGGTTGCATCATTCGTGTTTTCTCTCTTTCCTTTATTTGGTTGAATAGCGGGGGCAACAATACCGTTGCCCCCGCTATTCAAATCATGCGACCATTTGTGTCAGAAAACTACCGGCGATGCGGTCGCAGTATTCTTCTTGGCCTCGAAATCAATGGAAGAAATCTCAGCTCTCGGAGGCCAGAAAGCAGGCTTCGGGGCGCCGTCCTCGCCGAGGATCGTGATCCCGTTCTCGTCCTGCTCGTATGCGGGACGACCATAATCGTCCAAACGAGGCCTCGGCTTGCTCATCCGAGTCACCAGCGTTGCGTGAGCGCCCTCCAGATTCTCGCACACGCGCCTCACGGTCGTGTCGATCTTCTGCGGCGAGAGAAGATCGGCCCGCTCCCTGGCGTCGGCCGGCCACAGGCCAGCTGCACTGAAATACTTCGGAATGTTGAAATGGATGAAAGTCTTCCCATTCTTGTTGATTGTGAAAACGGTGCGGTCGGTGATGGCCTTTCCGGCATCATCGTCGTCACCGTCGATCATCCAATCGGTGACGAGCATCGGCCTGCCGCTCTTGGAGTTGGTCATTTCGGCCTTAGTGATGAATGCTGAGTGCTTTCCGGGCTTGGGCGGCTCGAAGTTGCCGCCGCCGGTAGCGACTTCCAGTGATGAGAGGTCGGTGCCGAAGTTGAAGCCAGTTGCCATAATTATTGCGCTCCTATGAGATGCGGGTAAGAGAATTGCGGGGGGGTCAGTTATTGTCGACAGGCTTGCCGTTGGCGGGCTTGCTGCGAAGCGCCTCCCTGATCGCGTCGGCGGCGATAGCGAGAGTCTCGGCGGTGACGCCACGGTCAGCGGTAACAGTGATCTTAGCCATAATATGTTTCTCTCTTCCTGATGTTTTGGTTAGTGGCTAGTGATGTAATTGTGAATCTTGGTCATGCTTGGGTTCCCCATTGCTGGCGGGAATCCGCGCGTCTGTTGTTTTGTCACAACGTTGGGTTTGCGAGTGTACAGGACTGGCACAGTGATTTCTTCTCCGTCCCCATTGTCCACGTTCGCCCATTCCATGTAGCCGACGAAGTTGAACAGGGCGGGGATGCGCTGCCCGGATTTCTGCCCTTCGAATGACGGGGCAATGAAAGTTTCCCCAGTGACTTCATTGCTTTCGCGTGCGGAATGCGTGATGGCAATGAATGAAATGTCGGTGGCGTTTAAGAATACGCTGATCGCCTTCAACAGGGAGTCATACACCGCCCGCCATTTCGTCCAAGTATCATTCGACACGGTCTCATAATGGGTCAAAATGAGTTCCTGGCACTTGTCCAATGTGTCGAACACGACAGTTTTGTAGGGGAATTCTGCAAGATTGCGCGCAATGCTGTCGCAAAGATTGGCGCAATCAACCCACTTGTCGCAATGCACGACAGTAATGTTCTGCAGGTTCCCCCATTCCCGTACGGGGAGTGTGCCGGATTCGAAATCAACGTACAGGACGGGTGACATGTCGTCCACCTGTGATGCCGTGGCTGCGAGCGATGTTTTGCCGACGCCACTCACACCATGAATAAGCATGTTGAAGTGATTATTCTGTTCCGGGTTCACGACCGTCATTCCGAGACGGGCGAGAGTGTCCTCGAAAGTCATACTATGTTTCACCTCCTAGCCGTTGATAGTGTAGTTTTTGAATGCTTCTGTGTGGCGCTCATGGGAGCAGTACCAACATAGAGGGGACGATTGGAGACTGTCAACCCTACCATCATGTGACCTTGCTCTCTCCCAAATGTTTTGGAGTCTTTCCAGAGACGCGAGCGCAACGTCCTGCCGCCACGGGAAAGAGAACTCACAAATACTGTCCGGCACAACTTCTACACTGCAGTCCCTCGGGAGAGCAACAATAGAACAGTGGGCCACGTCATAGCCGAGTTGTGTGAGGCCGTACCCGTAGAGCATGATTTGAATATAGTATTTACGAAATTGGCTTCCTGCCGCCGTGTCAGCGAATCGCGGTAGACCATCACCCCATTTAATACTCTTCCTGAACGCGGAAATCTTTTTCCGTGAGAGTAGCTTCCAGTCTAGGACTGTCGCCGCCGCAATATCGAAACGATCCACACTCCCAGAAATACGCCCATAGTCTTCAAGATCGCATACCTCTACTCTCTGCTCCACGAGAACATTCGGCTCAGTTTTTGTGCGTGATTCTGCGAAAGCATGAAACGCGGTGCCGAGGAAGGGCGCCAGCGGCGCGCCCGCATTTTCCATAGCGTGCGGGATTCCGAGGAGTTTGTCGGCAATGCACCGTTCGCAATCGTCTCCGATTTCGCTCACACCGATTCGTGTTTGTTTGTCGCGTTCGGTTGGGGCGAAAACATTACTGATCGCTGTTGCGGCGGCCGGGCTCAAATTCAAATTTCTCTCCTTCCTGAATTGCGGCGATAGCGGCGAGCCTGACGTCACGGTGAACTTCAATGTCTCCGCTCGCAATATCTTCAATGAAGAACAGTCTCGCGTCGCCGGCCGGCATGATTTCATAAACCGTGCCGCCCAACTCCTCGGCCCGCATTGCGGCTTGCTCGAGATTCGAATAGATCCGGTAGTCGCCTTTCTGCGACGATTCCCAAACTAGGTAGACGCCCATTAGTGTTTTTACTCTCTCTTCCCTAAATGTTGATCGATGGCGTGTTATTCGATAATGGTTGCTGTGAGGCCGGCCCGCTCCTCGATTGCTGTGGAAATGATAGCCGCGTAGCATTGGATCCGCCAGATGTTCTCTGATCGAATGTTGGGCACGTGCAGTTGCATGGTTTTGACGCCGAACTGAGTCGGCCATTTCAGGATGATTGTGCGGCCGGCGATCTCGTCAATCGTGGTACCCTGTGTGATGCGCATAATATTTTTACTCCTCCGTCGCGATGAGCTCGTAAATGTCGAGGCTGTTATTGGTGGCCATGCTCCGCATGATGTTAATGTTGTCTGCCGTGACGTGGATGACATTAATGTCTGAGTGCCCATCGCTCACTGGGGCGACGATCAGGAAATTCCTGCCGATCAACTCCGCATCGTTGGATACGAGAATGTTTCTGATAGTGCCTGTCATGCGGCGTCGTACGAGGTGAATGTTCGAGCTGATGAATACTTCTGTCTTCATGGCATTTACTGTACGCGTGTGACAGCACTGTATGCAACCCCCATGGACGTGGCGTCCATCACATCTCATATGAGGCCGCTCTCACGCAGACGCTCATACCCCGCCGCCAACCTAGACTCCACGGCAGTCACGTCGACAGTGTTCTCACACTGCAAAAGAAAACGATTCACCCGTTTTGTTTGCCCCTTACGATTCAAACGAGCAGACGCCTGCAAATTCAAAATCACACTATTATCCTCGCTCAACCAAATCTCAGTGTTACAAACATTCTGCAGACCATCAATCCCTTCTGCGGCGGCGGCAATAACGGCACAAAGAATCCTCGGCCCGTCAGGCTCCAAAAAACGCCGCCACTCATCGTGGTAATCACTGGACAATTCAACACTTTGATAGCCGGCATCGGCCAACCGTTTCCGCAACGGCGCCATGAATTTACGCGAGTGACACCACAGGATAACCCTCTCGTCCGACGGCAGATCAGACAGAATGTCGAGAGTGGCGTCGATCTTCGAGGATCCCCGCTCCTCGAACTCGACACTATCGCCCACGATTCTCAACGGCCCGAGAGTGATCTGCCTGAGGCGCCCGTCTAGAACAGCGGCGGACGAAGCCACACTGGCCCCACCGTCCATAATCGCCAAACGATGATCCACAAACTCCCGATACATCCTCTTCTGTTCACGCCTCATCCCACAGACGACGCGTTGAACATTCACGGGGGGTAGATCACCGAAAACCTCACTCCCCCGCATCGCAGACCAATTGTCTCCCACAGAATCACGGAGAGCACCCGGATCCTTTTCACCACCATAAATCCTGGCATACCGGGACGCCGCAAAAGGATTCAACTGGGAGACAAAAAACTCATCCGCAAACCGGTAGAAACTACGGTCGACACTACCCGGGTTCAAGAATTTAAGTACCCCGTAAATATTGACAGGTTTATTGCCAGCCGGCGTGCCCGACAGGCCAAGACGATACCTCGATTTCAATGCTTTTACGGCCCGGAAAGATTGAGTGCGGTGATTCGCGATACGGTGCACCTCGTCCACGACCACCATATCGAACGATTTCCTTGAGAAGGAAACGGACGGCCACTTCCCCGCGTCTACCGCCTTCCCCAGGGAGACCAATAGCTCGAAATTAATGACCCACCAACCGTCTGCGCCGTTCAGCATGTCCTCAATGTTGGCGCGCCCCGCCTTGGTGGTGCGAGACAGCACTTTCGCTTCCTGGCCGGTAATGGCCTTGATACTAGCCTGCCATGACGGAATAACGCGCTTCGGGCACACGACAATGACTCGCTTGCCCGCGCTGAGTTTCCGTGTGACCCAGATGGCGCCGTATGTTTTGCCGCAGCCCGGTTCCCAGGCAAGCAACGCGCCACCACCACACCGGATCGCGGTGACGGTGCGGTTGATTTCTCTTTCCTGCACCCCAGTGGGCTTAATGTTAATCATTGAAAATCGTCCAAACAGTCACTAGCAGGCAAACGGTGAGCGTGAATACTAGTAGTGTCACTTGTTTTCTCTTCTTTTCTGTACAACGAACCCCGCCCCCAGGGTGATGGGGCGGGGTTCATTACGTGTGGTCAGTGGGTGATGGCGTGGCGCTGAACGGCGTCCCAGTAGGCGTCCTCGTCAACGTCCACCACATAGTAAGGAGTGCCCGTGGCGGAGAAATACTGTCCGATCACATCGTCGGCAATAGCGGCAACGTCATAGTCGTCCACATTGTCCAACGTGGGAATGATGTCGAACTCGACGATGTCATTCCGGGTGCTGCGACGAGTGGTGATGTTCATGATTTTCTCTTCTCTCTTGTGCTGTCACCGTCCCTCGGTGACGGCTCTAGTATAGGCAGACCGCGCGCGCCCTCGTCAACCCACGGGAGCATAACCTGGCTCACACCTCAAGGTGGAGGAGAGACAACGCCTCACCCACGGCCGCACTCACGTCACCACCGCACTCCAGCAGCCGCATGCAATCGAACACCGTGTGCGCCCTTCCGTCCGCGAGCGGATCATCCGCATGATGCGAGAAAACCAGACCACTGTCCAGCATCGTCACACCCGGGGCAGTGTCACCACCACGCGTATACCGCCACCGCCGCCCCACCGCCTCATACGGCCAACCAAACAAACCGATGAGATCATTAAACCCATACTTTGAATTGAACTCACCAATCACACCACCATAGCCGCCATCCGGCACAGACGACAAAGAAACACCACCATCATCTTTCTCCTCGTACCCGATGTTCTCCAGCCACTTATCAACATTCAAACGAGCGCCGTCAACGAGCCAATGACGAACCCTCAAACCAAGACGATGCGACGGTAGGAAAAAAGCACGGGACGCCTCCGCGCACGACCCGTCCCACTGGGCCACAGGCCCCAGCACGCTGAAGCACGTCCGGGCGATCGCCTCACTTTCTCCCGCGGTCATGCTGCGAGTACACGGCAAGACAACACGAAAACGCGGGGACGGGAAAGACGACGACGCCGTCTCCCACACAATACCGGCAAGATTCGCCGCCCGCATACGGTCCCCGACGAAATCTTTCCGCGACCCATGATCCGCATCCAAAACAATAGCCGACCGAGACACGAAATTCCTCTTCTGCCGCCTGCCCCCCGAAAGAATACCGGCGAAAAAAGCTGGAGCATCATTCTTCTCGCATTTCGAGGGCGCCTCACACAGAGCAGCAAAATCGTTAAGATTTACGCCAGTGGCACGCCACCCTGTGACGGAGCGAACACTGCCCGCTACCATCACAGGGAAACGCACCTCGAAAACATCACTCACTGTACGACGGTTCCGCTATCTGATCCCGCAAAATCGCCTCCACGAGATCATTATCCACAATGGCGCCTTCCGTCCGGAATTTCACGCCCCGACGAAGAATATACTGCCGATACTCCTCCACGCTTCGAGGAGACAGATTCTTCGCTTCCAACACTTGATAGAGGCGCGTCTCGGTCGGCGGATTACTACTGAAATCATCCACCATACGCGTCAAATCCGGAACAAACACGTAGTCGATCATTTTCAGTGCGTCGGGAAGCCAGAAATCGGCCGCCAGGCTGAAAGCTTTCCACACTGCGGACGATGACACGCTACTCTGCTGCTCGAAAAGAGACAGAATAGCGGCCACTCGCATAATATGGTTACCCATGCGGTCAATGACCGCCTGTACTGCCCGTCGGAAGGGCGACTCGCGGGCCGCCTCCCTGGCCCAGGCTCGCATCGCTTCTACCCAAATATTCCGCGCGGACTCGGTCACGGTCATGGCTGCCGGCGTGTTGACGGGCCAAAATTCGGTGGCACAAGTGACAGTGCCACGGAATTCGTGCTGCATCATACCCAGCATCGTTGAAATGCGCTTAGAAGCATGCTCAATAAAACCATCACCGTCATGCGCGTTCCGGGCGGTATCAGTGACCCATCCGAAAGACGAAGGGTCGGACTGGCGGTCCTCCTCGTCCAAGGCGAAAAGAATGCGCGGGCCCCACCCAGTCTCAAACAGAGACTGCGACATATTATCGACTACGTCGCCGAGAATCCCGGTGCCGCAGAAAGCAAGAGAATGAGGAACCCTCTCACTATCCGCACGCCTCACACCATCGTCGCCGACACGCACAGACTCGACCGTTTTACCCGAGTAGACGTCGGTCAAGAATCCGATAAGCCCGCTACGATAACCCTCCCCCTGTGACGCGGAGTACATGTTCTGCAGTTCGTCTACAAACATGATAGACGCCCCGCCAGGCCGCTGCGCCATCCGCAAATTCAGGCCCTCGGCCGTCACATTCGACCCGAACAAAACATTCGCCATAAGAGAACGCTCGCACGGGTTATTACCAATAGTATTCAGCAAATCCCTACGATCGGCCTCGAACTCGGTGATGCGATTATTGATATCATCCCGTTCCGTCCGATACTCGTCAATATCAACACGCCCGCTTCTCTTTTCCAGGGACTCCAGGCGACGATGCAGCATGTTGAGTGCCGAATCAACCTCCCGCACGGCCACCAAAGACCGTGACGAATCCCACCTGAACGCGCCCACGCAATCGTCAAAAAAACTACGCACCAAAGACTGGGCCGTCGTCTTCCTAGACAAGGTGGACGCACCCAGGCAATGCGAATACAGGGTCAACGGCACCATGTTCTGCGCGCTCGCCGACAAATGAGTCCTCGCAGACAGCGGGGCAGACACCATCGTCAAGAAAGTCGTCCACAAAAACCGGGGCGGCGTCTCCGGCGACATGGACTGCAAATAATCAATGATCCTGTCCGCGAACCAATCGGAGTGCACTTTCCCCATCGGGGACTGGAACTCGTAATCCGCAATCCTCTCAACACTCAATTGTTCTCCTCCCCCACGCGAGCGAGAAAACTATCGAAAGCGTCAAGAACCTCGTCGCCGTCGAAAGTGTAACCGACGTCGAACATAGGGCCCCAGTAACGATCCGTCTGCTCGAAAATCGTCGCCTTGTAGCCGCGCACAGTATCCGCCTCGAAAACAAACCGGTACCCGGGCGACGCGACCACAATGTGAATGCTATTATTCCAGGCGCTCACTTCCAGGCCGAGCGAATCACCCCCACCCTTGCTGGCGTAATTCTTGCACGCCTCAGTGACATGCTTCAGGAACTCCCAATCGAATAGCTTGATCATTTGTCCTCCCACAGTCTTGTCTTGATTTCGGCGAGCGACCCCTGAAGCGTCCATGCCTCCGTTCCCCTCTCTACCGTTGTTATTGTTTTGTTCGTGTCGCGATCTCGAATGCTCACCGAATACTCGCCTCCCACAATGTTGAGAGTGCATCCGTATTGTTTCCGGCGACGTCCAAGTAGAGGACGGGTAAGTCACTGCCCACCACGGCATCCTCACCGACGTCCAACAGGACGGACTCGCAATGCGGATCATTAAGCATCTCCGCCACGAATTCGGTCACAATAGGGCGCAGCCCATCGTCAATCACGATTCCCGCTCCTCTACCATCCCGGCCAGCTCTGTGAAACGATTCACGGCATGGACGATGAGGTCCCGGTCGGCGTCAACACCATCCAACCGAATATGATTTGACAGCTGAACGACGCGGACCCGCCACCCCTCATCTTTCGTGACAACAATCCTGAAAACAGTCCTATCAACAGGGTTCATAGCCATCGCCTTGAAAAGAACCCCGGAAAGGCGGCCGCCATCATTGTGGCCCTGCAAAGCGACGATCGAACACTGGGACCACTGGGCGAAATCACCGGCACAACTAGCAAGGAAAGCAAACACCGCTTTGTCAATGCTGTAGTCACTCATTGCCGGCCGCCTTACCGCGGTTCGCCGCAACGATCAAAGCACGGTGGACGTACTCTCCAACACTCTCCGGAGGAATCACGGCGCCCTTCCTCTTAGCGGACCTTGCCCTCACCGTGTTACCGGCGACCACGATACGACAGGTGCTGCCGATAGTAATGATGCCACCCTCGTAAATCTTGCGGGCGGGTACATGCACGTTGAACTCGTGCCGACGCCCGTCATCATTCCACTCACGAACCGCCTGAGTGATGGCCGTCTCAAAAACTGCAGCCATAGTAATACTTCTCTCTTCCTAATATTGTGATGGATACTACCGTTTATTGTTGAGGGGTGCGGGATTAAATGTCGGAGCCGATCACTTCCTCCGCCGGCACACCGCCCAGATCACACAAGTCGACCAACATATCCCTGGCGTCAGACAGGGCGCACTCCCACGTCGGCGAACCCTTGTCACTGCCCCGCATTTCCTCCAAACAAAGAATGAAATCGTGCACCAGACGGACACCCTCCTCCTCTACCTCGTGCCGCTTAATGTGCTTGCGAATCCACCCAGCCCCAACAGCCGTGTTCTCACCCTCGGTATAAATCTTCCTCCACCATGCGTCCGCCGCCGTGTTCTTCGAACTGAAATACCACGCCGTCGGCCTACCATCGTCGAAAACGTACGCCTCAACAATGCCGGCCTTAGTATCCCAAATAATGACAGTAAAACCATCATCATCATGACAGTAGGACAAGGCGGGCGGCATATTCTTCCGAATAACCTCCATCTCAGTATCCCGGTCAGTTACCCCTTCAGTGTTAGGACCATCATATTCAAACCACAACATTGTTATCTTCCTCTTTTTCTCGAAATTGCGGTGGTGTCAGACGATCACACTGTCAGGAATCTCCCGAATTCGAGCACAGAACCAACCCCACGCCTCCTCCACGGCGTCCGACCAGTCAGGAGAATCCAACGCGCCAAGGGCAAGCTCAACACAACCCCTGCTCCCACCCACAGCAATCTGCCCAATAATCTCACCATTAAAATAGGCGACAATCAAAGAATCTCCCGCCATTGCAAGAGTGATACCACAAGCGCCCGCCGCCGAAGCAAGCCCCTCCATGACCGAGGCGCCCACAACAAGACGTCCGAACATTTCCTGCACACTATCCGCAATGTCCTCACTGCGGGTCACACCAACATGAGTCCCCCAACTGAGAGTCTCAATATTGTCCACGGTCAGCGCGGTCTCACCGGAAACGAACGTCATCTCACCCAACGGTGACGCGTAAACGTGGAACCGCGAGGGATGAGTGAGCGGATTCGCCGGCCTCCACAGGGCAGTAGCCTCAACGGGAGTGCGGGAACGCTCAATAACAGGATCATGGGTGAGATCATCCACAAAATGATCCCAGATGGTGCGCTTCAACGCATCCTCCCCCGTGAACGGATCAATGTCCAGCTCGACGCCGCTTCGCCTCACACCAACCATCATGCTGCCAATCGTCGCCCCGCCAGACGACACTACTAGAGTCGAAAACTCGTCCTCGTCAACATGGAGGCCATACTCATCGGCCAGGGTAAGAATACGATCATAAATCTTCGCCACAGCCAGCATGGAAGCCAGTTCCTCATTAGCGGAACGACGGTCGTCCGGAAATTCGGGTAGGCAGGCGGGCACAAGGCGATAGGACAGAAGAATGTCCTCCCCGTCCATTATCTGCATTATGCCGTCCAACCAAATGCCCTGCGACCAATTCGTGACGTCGACGGTGAAATGCGCGCCGTAAAACATGGTGCACTCCCTCTCTTCATTCGTGTTTGTGATGTTCTGAATTGCGGGGGGTTACCGTGCTCCGATCGCCCCCCACAGGGTCCAAATAGCCGCCACGACACCGAGCGTCCCCACGACGGCGAAGCATGATGCGGTCAGGTAGATGACGGCGGCGAGAATGATTTCGCTGCTGCGCTTCAAAGGGCGGCGGGTCGCAACGTTGGTGTTACGTGGTGCTGCATGCCTCATGGTCATGGTGTCTCCTCTTTCTCCATGGTTTGGGCTGTGTTGCGAGGCGCCTTGCTTCGCCCTAGCGGGCCGCTGTCTCGCTCCCGATGGCCTTAACTTTAGGGCCACGACGCTCGTCTGTCCACCCCACCTGGGTGAGACGTCCGCCACACACCGGAGACGTTGGTTCCAGACACGTCAGCCCATCATCCCCAGAACATCGGATGATGAGCCGCATATAGTCGCATCCACCATCCCGTGCGATCGCGGGACGGTGGATGCGATGCCAGTCCAGTTCAGTCGAACCTTTCATGCTGGGCGGGCCGGCATGACGTCGGCCCCAACGTCTCAGATGACGTCAATACCATTCTCCTCCAACACACCCCCAATCTCCTCAACATTATCCACATTCACGCCAGCAACACTAATGCCACACTCGAGCTCGCCGTCACTGTGCTCAATAATCTCAACCTCAAGCGAGACGCGGTTCAGACCGAAAACAATTTCCCTGCCCAATAGTGCGACGGGGCGTACGTCTATGTATCCGACAGTACGAAGAACGTCGAGGGCGCGGAACATCATGTCGGCGCCACGTGCGACAGTAGCGAGCAGTGTCGTCAAATGTTCGGGCGTCTCTTTCTTGTCGGCGACACTCACCGTGTAGTTCGTGCCGTCCATGTGCTCGATCGTAATTGCGAGCCGGGCCGGAGCGTCGGCTGACGGCTTCGCGGCCCGGCGCAGGTCCATGTGTCGGATGAGCATTCCCTCGTCCATTGTGTTGCTCATTTGCGCATGCCTCCTTCTCTTTGTGTGCCGATCTTCGGTGACATGCCTACTGTAGAAGAGCGGTGGTGGATGCCGTCAACCCTCAACGTGTGTGAGCCGTGTCTCAGTTGCGCCGGTTGCGCTGCCGCCCCCATCGTGCCATCATGCGGGCATGGACACTTCAACTACCCCGCATATCTCACCCGACCTCGAGGCCGAGCTGGCCGACTGAACCGTCCATAGGGCGGCAGCACTGAAGCCTGTCGCAAGGCAACCTCACAACGTGACAGAGAACACCCTCCCCAGGTCTTGTGTTAGCACAAGACCTGGGGGGCATTCTTATACCAACAGAACAACCCAACCGACCAGGAAGGAAAGAGAAAATGGGGACCACCATCCGCCGCACCGAGGACCCAGCCCTCGAGACCGCCGAACTCGGCGCCATCTACCGGGTCCACGCCCCTCGCACCGGCGACCCCTGGACCCTCTACACGACGGGTGACGACTGCAACGTCGACTCCATCGAGCCGCTAGACGTCCCCGACGGATGGGACGACGCCTACGAGTACACGATGGTTGACACGAGCATTTGGTCTCGCCTCGCCCGTCTCGCCCATGACGCCTATCTCGCCAACGCCATCCTCGAGGTCGCCCTCGTCCCCGTCGTCGATGAGGAGGCGGACGCCGACTCGCGCGCTCTGCTGTACCGCGATTCTTGGCCTTACTGATCCGACCGGTCCGAGGACGACGAGGCCCCATCCTCTCGTCGAGGGTGGGGCCTCACTGTGTCTTGAATGGTTGAAGGGCGGTGTGTGATGGGGGCATGTGGTGCCGGCCCGAATACCAATCTCTCACAGTTTCCGTTAACCTTCCGTTTACTTTGTTCACCTCCCGTTCACTTTTCACGCATGCGGGTTGTTTGCTAACAACTGGCGTTCTAGGGACAAAACACCCGTTTGTGTTACTACAATGTTGGTGCGTGTCATCACACTTTTCGCCTTACAGCAAGACTTCCTGCCGGATGGTTTCGTCGGTATTGCAACGAATAGTCCGTGTCGCAGTTCGTATGATGGCGTGGGTTCGGTTAGTGACTTTGGTCCCGTATGCTACACTCGAGTAGACGAATCGTCGAAGACGATCTGCGGCGCAGCCGCTGAGGAGCCCTAGCGACGCAAGCGAGCGTCAGCGCCGCAGGGTGTTTTCGAAGAGCTCGCCACTGTGTTGGGCCCAACCTATACTCTTAAAAGAGTACTAGAATTAGACAGTGTCTAACACTCCTGGACAGTGTCTATTTTTGTTAGACAGTGTCTAATTAGGGAACATTGTTTGTAACGTAATTAAGGGCGCACAGTGTTCAAAGAGGAATGCTGTGAACGTTAACAGCGAACAGTGTGTGGTGGGGACAACAAACACTGCACTGTGGTGAAACAACACGCACACACCGAGCAAACAAACCAGAAACAATGAGGCGCGTGTCGTGTTACGTGCGTGCTCGCAGGGCTGCGCGCGCACTACACGACACCCGCCATTCCACAAACAAAAAAGAGGAAGAAAAGCGAGGAAAGAAGAAGAAAGAGAACAAGAGAGTAATGTTAGACGGTGGAGGCGCTCGTCTCGCTGACGCTGCGACGCGCCACCACCTAACACCAACACAAGACGAAGAAGAGAACAACAATGAGCAGAACAAGCACACGAGAACACAAACAATTCAGAAAACAAGTACTCGCCAAAGCACAAGCCATGGGCATCACACACTGCCCAGCATGCGGGGTAAAACTCCAATACAACAATAACGGACAACGCAAACCCAACAGCGCAGAAGCCGACCACATAATCCCAGCATCACTAGGAGGAACCAACCACCCAGACAACGGCAGAGTGCTATGCGCCAAATGCAACAGCAGACGAGGCAACGGACGAGGAAGCAAAGGAAGAACACGCCACTACCAGAAAAACGAAGACGAAAGAGACAGACTCCCTATTGCTGTCATGCCCACCGAACACTCTGACACATGGTAAACAACACACACCGCCATTCCACAACAGAAAAGCGGGGCACAAAAAGAAGAGAACAACAGTAGAAAGAGACGAAGACACAATGGTGTTCGGGGATAACGTGCGTGCTCGCAGGGCTGCGCGCGCACTACCCCGAACACCAACACAAAGAAGAAGAGAAAGAGGACACGGGAGGAAAAAGACAGAGAAGACAAGACAACGAGAACTACACACACCCATCACACCACCGCCATTCCATAACCCGCAACACAATGCGACAAGACAAGACGCTCACCCCATCACACCACCGCCATCGCACCAAGACGCACACCACTCATGATGTGGCATGCAGACAATAGATAGTAGACACCACACACACGCCCCCTTGCACCACACATAAACCATCACCGCCATTCAACAATGACACAACCCTGACACAAAGACACCACCCTAAACCAACAATGCTGTGACAGCAAACACAAGACGGAAGAGGGAGACACAGTTCCACACACCTCACACACCCCCACCCATAACACACCCGCACTTCCCCACCCCGCAACAGACACTACGCCACAAAGCAGAAGAAGCGCGGGATAGTGCAAGGAAGCGGGGACAATGTGAAGACGGGGACACTACACCAGCACACCCCCGCCGCCATTCAACAAGGGGCACCGAGCAAACGAGACGGGGACGCCAACGACACCGCCGCCCTTCCATCACCATGCCACCCCACCACAACACACGCCCCACCATCCACGATGGCCCCACCCACCACCAACGTGAGGGGGGAGCACACAGAGGATACCCCACCACACACACCACCACACACACCACCACACACCACACACACCCAGCAACAGACAGCGCACAACATGATCGCAGTAGTAGTGAGTGCTGCACTGGGAGTGGATGGCATAGGCCACACACACGGGACAGTGCAGGACAACAGCAGCACACACCACCGCCATTCCACATGACACACCAATGAGGATGGACACCATCCACTCATCCACTCTCACACTGTTCACATTCACAATGATCGACGAACAATCACGATCAACGTTGATCAATAATCAATGTTCAATCAACAATGATCAATCAATGAATGACAAACATGATGATGATCAATGATCATCATCATGATGAACACGATGAACATCATGATGATCATGTGATGATGATGTGATGCATGACATGCATGCCAATACCATGCACCATGCACGGTGCCAACGCATGCCACAAAGGCGACACAACGCACAAACGCACAAACACACAAAAATGCATAAAAACAAAAGAAATGTTACAAAAACATGCAAAAACATTCAAAGGCACGAAACAACAATGGCGTTCAAAAAAACCATGGCAACAAAACAAGGCGAACACAAAGGGGGCCCCAACACAGTAAGGGATCCCTTAAAGTAGGACCCACGTCACAAAACAACACAGGGAACACAACAAACGAGACGCACACCACAACAAATATGTGATAGGGCCCACCCCCCCTCCCCCATCCGGCCGCGAACACCCCGAAGGTCTGCTCATCCCTCCCC